ACATTACGTTCCTGTAATGGAATACGTCTAATAACAGCACGAGTAGTCGGTGATATTCGAGTCGGTACATCTACAAAGTCAAACGATTAGCATTACTGTTAACGCCAGAAATACCTCCGCGGCCTGACATGGCCATTGCCGCCATATTGACAGCAACACCAACGCCATATTGACCAGCGCGTTGAAGCAAAGGAACAGCAACAGTGTTAAACATTCTCTCACCATGAGCAGCAGCACCTTGTGCAACAGCGTTAACACCACGTTGGATGTAACTGTCCTGTTCAGCTTCAGTGTGGAATGGCTCCTGAGCAGTAGACATTTCGCCTACAGCTTGCAACACTTGCGGATTGTTTGCAGCAGCAAGAGTGCCAATAATGACACCGTCTTTTCGTGGCAACCCTTCTGATAGCAACAAATGTTCCACACTTAAAACCGTGCTGCTCGTGGGAGCTCCTTCAATCATAATCACGATAACTGCCCAAGATCCATCAGTCTGGAAACTACTGGATGTGGCATTCTCCACCATTGTACTAGATGGCGATGAATAACGAAACGCCGAATCATCCAACCACTTGTTAATAACAGTCAAAGGTGACTGTGTTAACGAAGCAATCGTTACACGCTTGTAATGTTGTAATCCAGAAATAGTGGCAATAGTTGTTGGGTAAGTCCAAGTAGTCTCACCCAATTGTGTCTCATAAGATAAACCTATATGACAAAACCCACTAGCTGAAGTAGGAGCCAAGGGCGAACTAATCCGAATTGCATGGGCAACCGGACGTGTCAATTCCATAGCAGCAATGTATGGAGCACGTTTGGCACGATTGGTGCCACCGCCCCAAAGAGGTGCCCACACAGCTGCTGCGCCACCAGTACTTACGACAGTACCCCACGTGTACTGGGGACGAAAAGCAAGAGCTGATAAATCAGTTGACACAGCTGTACTAGCTAAATTGACAATATCTACATCAGAATTTGCAATACTAGGCATAGTATTACTATCTGGAATCTTTGCACCCGTCACAATTTGATCGAAAGGATCCAGTTGTGCCATAATAAATTTATTGCCAGGATTTAACTCTCCTGGACAAACACACTCCTTCTTGGGTGCTCGACGACTAGTAGCTCGCTTCGTATAAGTACGACGACGAGCTGGTCGAGCACGTGCTGGAGCACGATACGAAGGACGTCGTGTATAACGACGGGGTGCACGGCGGGCTGAACGTCTGTAAACCATGGTGTCTCTTCTTTGTCGATAATTCGAAAATGAGATACTAATAGAACATATGTTCTATATTTATGACCTACACTCATGTGTAAATATTGCAAGTGTAACTAAAGTTCAACTTCAAGTTCAACATTCTATAAACGTCAGCCAATCAAAACCCTATATAGTTAAAAATCTAGCCAATTATATTCCTCTATTCCCGTGGAATGTGTAATTTGGGTTATTGACTAGGATTTGTATGGGCTGCACTACACAGCCCAGGGGGGTAGTAATGGCACTTCGTGCCTGCGCTTCGCGCCCCCCCCTGGTCTAAGCCACATATCTCAATTTACTCGCTTCGCTCGACTCGCTTCGCTCGGAAAACAATTGTGTGTCCATCGTTGGATCTTTCCTCCGCACTACGCGCCGCGCTATCGACCTACGCTACGCTTCGGTGATACTCCGCTCTCTAAGTGCTCATATATGATTCAGTGTCCACGTTGCTGCATTCCACACGTGAAATCAATTTGTGATTGTCCAATATGTCGTTTCGAGGAAGAAGCTGGATCTTCACAATCAACAACTTCAAGTCAGACCACATACTATGCCTCTCAATCATCGAGTGCGAGTACGTCGTCTATGGAATCGAACGAGGAGAACTCAGAGGAACTCCTCACTTACAAGGATTCATCCACTTCGCAAATGCCAAGACAAGATCAGCTGTGGCTAGATTACTCCCAGGAGCATATCTTGACCAGCGAAGAGGAACAGTTGAACAAGCTATCACCTATTCAAAAAAAGACGGATTGTTCACTGAAAGGGGGGTTCCTCCCATTGATCGAGAACTCCAACAAGCCAATTCAATCGCAAAAGCGCAAGAGAAATACCGAGAAATCATCCAACACGCAAAAACTGGTGACTTCGAATGGATTGAACACAATCATCCACACATGTGGATTACAAGATGTAATCAACTGCTCTCAATGCGAATAAGAGTACCAGTAATTCTAGATGGTGAATTACTACATGAATGGTGGATTGGTCCAACAGGATCAGGTAAATCGCGTTTAGCGTGGGAGGTTTACCCGGAACATTATCAAAAACAATTGAATAAATGGTGGGATGGATACACCAATGAAAACATCGTTGTAATTGAAGAATGGTCGCCCAAAAACGAAGTTTCGGGCTCTCAGCTAAAGATATGGGCCGACCGATATCCATTTCCAGGGCAAATTAAAGGTGGAACTTTACAAAAAATACGCCCTAGAAAGATTATCGTTCTGTCAAATTATACGATATCCGAGTGTTTTCCAAATCACCAAGATCGAGATCCTCTGTTCCGTAGATTCCATGAGCTTCATTTTCCGGCGGATGCTGATCAAGCGAGAGATAATGCGACTCATCTAAGTGCGCTGACAGAAGTAGCGTGTGCTGTTCCAGAGTCTGATCTTTCGTCAGATGCTATTGAATCACCACACTCACCTCGCATATCGCTTAATTCTTCCGAGAGTCATTCAAGTTCGGAGCTCGTGCCTATCTATCAAAACGGATTCCCTGCAGAAGTAGATAGTGAATTGTTGAACTTCCTAAATGGTCTAGTTGAGTAGCTATGGTTCTTGTGTTCATCATGCGTGCTGGGGGGTAAATTCGATAATGAATATTTCTTTAATAAAAAGTCACTACCTTCCTTCGGAGTCTACGACACGGTGCTCCGTATTTTATTTGCAGAAAGCTTCATTATCGAATTTACCCCCCAGCACGCACGATGAATCACGAAGAACGCATGGCTAACGTCAACTTGGCCACTTCAGGAAGACTTCAATCAATTCTACTTGCCAACTTCAGCGAGAGAATCACGGATTTGGAAGAAGAGCTCGAGCGTCGCGAACTTGAAAGATCTCTTTGGGAAGAATATTGCGGAAACGCGTGGCGTCGTTTGGATGAATTCAATACGCAACTGACAGAAAGAGGTCAGATATTGGAAAGCACGCGTCACTATCTGGTCGAGGCACTGGACGAGCGCGATAATCTCATCGACTTGATCTCCCGCATCTGCCACGAAAATCAAGCAATCCATAGAATCTACGGAGCCAGAGTGTCTCAGATCACTGGTGTTATGGAAACAGCTCAGGATATCGTAGATTTAACAAACGAATAATCAATATAGGGGTACTTTTTGATAAATTCCACGTTTTAATTTGACCCTTTAATGGATATCTAAAGGTCAACAAATTCATCTTCAAGGTATAAGCTATTTGCGCTGTCAAGCAATGCATTGCCAGTTGCATCAAATTGATATTCAAGCAAACCAGGTGTACGTTGCTGACGCCGGATATCGATGCGGTGTTGCCTACGCTGACGCGCAGTTTCCGCACGAATACGCGTTATTTCAGCAACACTCTGTGCTACAGACTGATAATTATCCCTGACATTACGTTCCTGTAATGGAATACGTCTAATAACAGCACGAGTAGTCGGTGATATTCGAGTCGGTACATCTACAAAGTCAAACGATTAGCATTACTGTTAACGCCAGAAATACCTCCGCG